CCACTATCTACTACGTAACCACCTATCCTTTTGATAGGAACTTTAGGTTGGACAACAAGGCCGGGCATATCGAAGGGATCAGTAAGATAACTTCGAAAACGCTCTGGATCCATGTTAATTCCTGTGAACAAGCTCTTCAGCTTGAACGCATACCTAAGATGTTCCAATGGATCGTATGACTTCCTGTATGAAAAACGCAGGAAGGAGAAACGTTTACTGCCATGCCGATCAACCTTGACGGTTGAAAAGCAGAAGCGGTAATGCTTCATCAAACGATCACGATCCGACCAGAGTTTAAGGCCAGAGTCATCAGGATACCAATGAGGAACCAACTTCAACCGAAGCCGGTTCTCATTGAACAACATCGCACAAACCTTAAGGAATTCCTTTTCGTAGAGGTAGGTGAGAGGGCCAAAGTACGTTATGTACTTTGATAAAACCCTGTTCATCACTACATACAACCAAGGCTCCAAAGAGGAAGAACGATTGTTGTGTGGTGGACCGATTTGCACCGGTCTTACGTCATAGCCGCGAAGGTAGTCTCCGCCGCATGACTCCCTAAAGGGGTCTTGCTTTTTGAAAAAGGACTTCTCGTGGTTAACAAGAAATCCCACTGACTCACAAATCTCCATAAAGAGAGGAGCAGTGTCAGTCGGGAGAATGCAATCGTCACCAAAAACTGATGCTTCCTGTTGGAAAACATAGTTCGGTGATAAAGAGGAGCTATGAGGCTTCTCAACGGTATGCACACACCCAACGGCAATAGCCCAAAAGGCCAGTGTCTCGAGGGGGAAAGTTGTTGCATTTCCCATGGTTGCAAACATATGACAAGGGAGCAAGTCTTCGCCAAGTTCGACGAAACCCGTTCTGAACTTATCACACCAACCATACCAACAGCTCGGCAGCAGCCAAGCAAGGAGGTCACTAGACAAACAGTCGGACGCGGAAGAGAAATCAATGGTGGCAAGATTGCCAGTCAAAGATGCCTCGTAGGCCAGCCGACGGTGCTTGTCCTGAGCACTGAAAACGTCAATGCCGACGTCTCTTAGGCGCTTATAAAAACATAGCATGAGCCCTTGCTGAAAGAACATATTCAGCGTAGGCTCGACAGCTATAAAGCGCTTCCGAGAGGAGTCTTTATCAACAGTAGTAGATCGCGAGTGGGGTACAATTTTGAGACTATCCCTCGTTAGAGGGGAACCATTTAGGTCCTCGATCGCGGCCCGAAGGCCAGGATCATAATTGAGGTAGTCGAAGAATACACCCACGATATCACTCGTGCAAGTTATCGGATATTTGAACTTGGCATCAGCACTTGTGTCCGCAAAGGACACGCCTGCTGAGACGCCATTACTGAGTTTACAACTCGAGTAGAGTTCATCCATCGTCAAACTACTGAGAACCCAATGGCAAAGACGTCTCGCACGTAGGAGAATTAAATCTCTTTGTGTGAAACCGCCACCATGTGGAACAAAGTCTACAACGGGAGGGAGATTAAGCCCCCCGTGTGTAAATTTCGACATATGCTCATTAACCTCTCGAAAGAGGGTCATGGCTGTGTCTCTTTGTTTCTGTTGCTCAGCGAGATCTTTCTCAGAGTAGAACTTCTTCAAGAACTTCTCTTTTTGAATATCTCTAAAGGCAAGTGATACCGGACTCGTCCAAAATAAAGACAAAGACGAGTCGTAATCGCTAGCAATGGCTGACGCAAGTCGGTGAGCAACTGCATCAGGGTCGAAGGCGGATTTGCCGCTTCGTTTACTTTCACGCTTTTGCATAAGGATATGCCCCATTTAAAAGTTAAAACCCGTAAACGGGCTAGGTCAAATGAGAGCTCCATTGATAAAGAAATCATCAAAGGCGCTCCGACAAATGACCGAACCCGCGATCATACGCCGATCCAGGTGTGTGGCCGTTGCGGCCTCAACTGAATGGGCATACTCAACACGTATTGTGTCAACAGTTACCGAACCATCCGCGAGGGTGATTGGGAACTTGAACACAACGTATTTTCTCACTTTTCCGTAACCATCCGGGCTGGAAGCCTGGATGACCGGACGGTTTGATTGGAACTGAATAGTTCGCTGCAAGGCGAACACATCATCTCCATTAACCATGGTGAGTAACGAGTTAGAGCTTGACCCTAGTCCCAAAACATCGAGACCGGTGTCTGAAGCTCCCGTGAAAGTTGCAGAAGTAGCATCATCTGCTATTGTACCATCGGAGATTGCCATATAGGCCTCCATTGTTGATAGCTATCTTTTACGCAGGATACCTGCTACGTTTCCGTAGATGATTCCTGCAAGATCAGCTGTTTTTGTAATGTCGGAGACAAGATTCAACGGCGTCGCCGTAGGAATAGTATCTCCAACTCCTGGTTCCCAGACATACCTATCATACTGCTCGTCTGACACAGAAGTGCCAGTGTCGTGCACATTGACTTGGTAATTGGTCTGTGTTTCTCCAGTCGCCCGCATATAGGTGTAAACCTCGCGTTTGGTGGAGTAACCAGCACCAAGAATTGTAATCGAAGGATCAAGGAGAGCAACTAAGCCCGAGATTGTGTTCGATATATTGAACACTCTGTCTACCATGAAGCTGAGCGGAAATAAATTCCACGCAGTCTCAGGGATGTCCTTAAACCTAAGTCCATACTTCCGTCGCCAATCCTCCACAGGATTTCTTTGCCTGTAGTGGATATACGCGCTCACCCCAAGTTTGGAGCTCCCTCTGTAGTCGAAACTACGGACAGAACCAGCATAGGGTGAGAACGAAAAAGGCACATGATCCTCAACGGCTGATTTCACATAGCCGCGAGCAACGCGTGTCTTTGGTAACGGTTTCGGGTCGGTCATGACTGCTTCCACGAGATCATGTATGCTTCTCACCAGAGGTGAGAGAGCAAAACGATACTCAAGGTATGCGGAGGCAATAGCTTCCGGCAGTCGTGCTGCATTCCGACGTCGAGCCTTCAAGTACTTATATGTTACGGCTTTTTTATAAAGCTTGGTAACATTACGAAGGTTCTTAAGTGGATTTCGGAGAAACTCGAAAGTTTCCTTCAACTCACCTAAGTCTTCAGCGAAGGCGTATGGTGTCGTATCAATCGAAGCTAAAGCTTTCTGCTTCGCACGATTGATCAAGTCCTCGTCGTCATGTTCCAACCCAAGGGCTGGAATGGACGGTGGTGGGGAAGATGTCAACTGCCAAGTTGTCATATTTCCGTCACCCGAGACCTCATAGACGTTGTGAGGCGGAATAAGCTGATGAAACTGGTTTGACCCAGTTCCAGCCTGTTCCACCCTTCGTCTAATCGACATAGGAGAATTGATGTACTCCCCACGCTTTATGCGTTCGTGATAGTTCTCGTGGACGACGTCAGTAATGCTCTGAAAAGCATATTTGACGACGCTAGATTGCTCATTCGCAGGTACCCGAGGCAAACCATTCTTGGTTTGCGACAAGTGGCCTTCGACATAGCGATCAACACGAGTTCTAGTACGAGGGGTATCCATCAGTCATCTCCTTTACAAACGATGTGCAGGCAGGGATTGCCTTTACATCACAAAGTTCCCATCTCCTAGAGCTATGCTAGCTCCGGGAGACCCGTTCGCCTCTTGTGTGCCAGGTGGCCATATCATCCCCACTCGTCGAGTGGTTCGGATATGCGAAGGTTACTAATCTTCGAGCACAAGAGCGTGGATCCTAATGCCGGCTCTTGGCCTGCTAAGGATCTACAAACGCGATAGATTTTTCGCGTCG